GTTGGATTTTTTCTAGAATCAACTGACTTTCCATATGCCTTTGAAAGTACGCCAGGTCTTGCCGTCCACCACACTTTAGCAACAGGTACACCCACCCTATTAAAATTATTTTTTGCTGCCCAACTTAACACTCGCATAGACATTGCCTTAGCTCTATCGTCTTGTATATCATAAGCTAACTGACCTATCTGACTTAGACGACCACCTAACGCTGTTTTAGTGCGACCCGCATCTTGAAACCCTGTCCATTTTCCTCCTAAAAGATGATACCCTAGCAGAATTTCATTAACATCCGCCTTTAGAGTTTCAGCAGCCATCAGAGAGTCCTGACAGTAGTGTTCACTCTCACATATACATCAGTCTCAAAAGCATTCATCACAAACTGAACACCCTCATCAAATAGTTCTACTATAGCATTTCGGAGTTTGGTGATCTCTACCATCACCCAATTCCATATCTTCTTTACTCTTGCAATAAACCAATCCCACATCTTCTGAAGTACAGCTTTCAATTTAGCTTCACTGATTGTACCTTCAGTAAGTAACTCATGTTGGTGTGCAACTGCATCAAAGTAAGCTTCTCTCAACTCATCAGTCTTTTTAAATGCAGTACTAACAGTCAGGCGTACCGTCTGATAAAACGAATAGCCTAACTTCTGTTTTACACCATCTACTTTTCTACTATATGAACCACTTTTCATATTAGCAGTCATCTTCATTTCTTTGGCCACTTTAGATGTGTAGGGACCTGAAGGTTTGATCTTGTGATACTGTAACACATTCATAGGATAGCCCCAGGCTAACATGACATTGGCTCTCCCAACATCGTCACCTGGATCATCAAAAGTTTTACCACCAAACTTCTCCCAACCTGTCATAGACTCCCATGCAAATCCTAAACCAACTGCCTTATTATTAAATGCTCGTTGGAAACCAGCTTCTATAGTGCTCTTTAGTTTCTCTTGGTCATCTAGTATCTTTCGTGCAGCAGCGTTGCCTTCTTCCATCGTGGCAATTTTCTTCTGTTGCAGTAATGATTTATCACCAGACGCTAACTCTTTGGGGTCTGCCTTTCTTAATGCATCTGAAGTATACTGTGCTCCAACTGTTCTCGTTGAAGTTACAAAACTATCTACATAGCCAATCAATTCTTTCTTTAGACTACCTTGAACCCCTGACTGTTTGAGTGCAGCAAGAACTGTAGCCCGTGACTCTTTCTGTTCACCAGACATCAGTAATGCCTTCGGGCCTTTCACTGATACTTGATCTTTACCTATAACTATATCAGCTTTAGATGTGTCTTTACCCTTACCGGTTTCTTCTTTCCAAAACGCAGACACGCCAGGATAGGACTGACCAGCAGGTCCAGCCTTACCACTAGATTTTATTTTTTGTTTACAGAGTTGAGCGAAAAGCCAAAAGGATTGTTTAAGATCCTTTGACGCTTGTGTATCTCTGTTTGTATTAGGACGTACATATGGATAAACAGCTGTCCATTGTTTATCTACAGACGTAAGAAACTTCTTAGTGTTAGCCTGTTGTAAAATTTTCTTTTTAAATTGGACTTCACTTAGATTCCTAAGATTCCAACAGTCAACAATCACCCCCTCAAAATAAGTAGATGCTGTTGTATCTTCGGTAAGTAAAGTATAAAACTCTTTTAAAGATTCCATGCTATATTTATCTTTATTCTACCTTGAAGTCTTTGAATCTATCCTCCAATGCAGTAGCTTCTACTTCTACTTGACCAGAATCTACCAACTCTCTTTGAGCTTTCTGAGCAACATCATATAGTTTCATCTTACCTCTATCTACACCTATCACAAATCTCTTGTTTAATGTTGGATCATTGTATCTATTCTTTAATTGTTTTACTAGCATCTGATTCAACCCCTCTAACTCCTCAGTTGAAATCAATGCAAACATCAAATCTGCGGTCGCTGGTAACCCAAATGATTCAGATGTATCTTCTAAACCAATATCTGTAGATGTAAACCCTTGTCGTGTGGTTTGTGTTGCAGACACTATCGGTACATCCAACTCTACAGCTAAACCTCTCATCTCTTCCGCAATACCCTTGATATAAGTATACGAATTTACATTACTACCATATCTAAATCTCTGTGATGCACAGATATTTATATAATCAATAAAAATAATATGTGGACGAAATGATTTCTTTAACAACAACTCATTATGCAATGCCCTAAAGTGACCACAATGTGCTGACGCCGTAGGATATTCTTTAATGATAAATTTGCCTTCAGTTTTCTTTCTTATCTTATCTACCCTACTCTCAAACATCCGTTTTGGTAAATCATGCACATCATCTAACGTCAAGTTCATTAAGTTTGCATCAATACGTTCTGCAATCTTTTTCTCTGCCATCTCCATTGTAATGTATAATACATTCTTACCTTGCATCAATGTAGATGCCGCCACATGACACATGAATAATGATTTACCTACACCTGTACCAGCAAGACATACATTCAATGTCTTGTTAGGTAATCCACCCTTCGTAATTCTATTAAAGAAATCCAAATCAAATGGTATCTTTTCTTCTTTCGCATGATAGAAATCATATCTCTCCTCATACTGCTCCATATAATCATGGCCTATATGAGTATCAAAAGATACTGATAATGCATCAGTTAATATTTCTGGGATAGCATCTGGTGTTTGATCTTTAGACTTACCATCTATAATATGAATCCCATTTAAGATTGCATTATAAATTGCCTTATCTTTACACCACTTTTCTGTTTCATCTACCAGCCATTTAAACTGCTCCTCAGATATGGGCAATGATAAACTATCAACACACTCTAACGATTTTTTATATTGTTCTTCGTTTAGTGTAGCCTTTTCTAAATCTAATTTAATAACTTCAATGTTATCTGGATTAGCTTTATACTTTTCTACATACCCATCAATAGTTTCAAACACTATCCGTTGGGTAGTGTCTTGGAAATATTCGCCTTTAATATACGGAATTACTTTACGAGCATATTCCGAATTAAATATCAGATTCGTCAGAATCGTCTGTTCTATATTTAACTGTGTCATTTTTTACACTTTCATCAATAATATTCATTAATATATCACCTACAGTTGCTTCAAATTCGCCTGTAGATAAATCTTCATCAGTAGGATTATACAGCAATTCACAGTCAAATGTCAAGGGAATTTCTTCAGCCTTGCTTAAATCAACCAACTCACCTTCATCGGTATACATAGGAAACTTTACATTATGATAGGCCCATACGATACCAGAATATTTACCATCATTTATTCTGTACCCTTCTCGGTTAGTATCTTTGTGTGTAACGTAATAATAACTTGGATGTTTTCTATTCATAATGACAATAAGAATTTATAAGATATTTCTTTCCTGATATCGGCTTTTTACCCGCATGAACCCATGGCCACATAGGAGGGAACATTAATAAACGTCCTCTTTTTGGTTTAATTATTCGGTTTAACCAGAATGGAGAAGTAAACTCTGTTTCACCACCCTCATCTACATCATTAAGATATATGAAGAAGGATAAAAATCTACGAGAAGAATTATGATCTATCACATCTACATGAGGATCAAATCTATCATAATCATTAGCCAAATATCGTTTTATTCTAATCGCTTCATACCCATAAGTTTCTGGCCACATCTTCTTGCCTATCAAACAATCAATTTTATAATGCATAATATAATCTTGAAACAACTCTAACATACCATTTTGAACTGACTCCCATTCTTCATGGTTTACTAATATAATCTGTTCAAATGATATACGTTCATCTCCATCTTCTTGATGAACTGTCTTATAATACTCATGGGAGTCCTCAAACTTCTCTATGAGTGCCTTACATGACACCTCATCTATTACATCATCATAAACTCTAATTAGATTATCAGCCATATTTGAATTTTTTATATACCTCTAACTCCAATTTAGACATTACTTCTTCTGTGATGTATGTCTCTGGATCATTATTGATTGTTTTACCAAACTGTTTAGTACCATCAGGTAACTCTACCCGTGTTGAAACTGATTTGAATATACCAGCTTCTAGTGCTAAGTCTAAAAGACCGTAATACTTGTCTAAACCCTTCGTGTAAGACAGCCTAACGTCAACCATTTGATTCTCTTTTGTAAGCCTAGACTTGTACGTCTTACAATGAATAATGTTACCTATCACCTCTGTGCCATCTTTCTCTTTCTTCTTTGAAAGATAAATGATCTGTGAAGCAGCATACTTGAGTCCCGAACCACCACCCATTTCTTTCTGTGGGAACATAGAACCCACCACATCATAAGTGTGGTTAGTCAAGATCAAAGGCACACCAAGTTTACCCAACTTCAATGTCAAGACTCTAAACGTAGCCTTAACAATCTGGGCTCTTGTCATGTCTCTGGTTTCTTTACCAGCTTCTGTATCTTCTATTTCTTTAGTCGTAGATAACATTCCTAAACTGTCCAGACATAACAATAATGGTTTCTGTTCTTCATCATCTT